TAAAATACTTAAACGAAACAACTTCTACTCGTGATACAAGGGCAATATTAAATCTTATGATTAAAAGAATTATAAAAGATACTGGAGTTTCTTTTATATCTGTAGATGACTTTATAGAGTTTTATAGTAAGATACCTTTAAAACACTGGGCAACAAGACCTATATTTTATCATAGAGATGAGAAGTGGGATGCCTTAGGTTTTCTTGGGGAAAGAGTACATCAGTACACTTTAATATCTAAAACTCTTGCTTTTTATTTTTATGATGTGTTAGATATGCACATAACTCATATTATGGATAATAAAGAGCCAAAGTTTATACATATTGAAAACCCAAAAGATAGAATGTTAGCCGCTTTACATTATCTAAAAGCAAACTCTAAAAGAGGAGAACTAAGCAGGGCGTTTAATAAAGCAAGACAAATTTTAAGTGGAAGATATTATGTATGAAATGAATTTAAGTGTGCACGCTGAAAAGCAATATAAGGCAGAGGTCTTATTTAAAATTATCGAAGAGGTAACAGGTATTGACAAGTCAACTATCCTTTCAAAAGATAGACACAAAGATATAGCTATGACAAGAAATATAGCTGGATATATGCTTAATCAAGAGATAGGTATGACTACAATAGCTGCTGCTGAGGTTTTAGAAAGAGACCACTCAACAATAGTTTACTATTCAAGAGTGTTTAATGACAATTACACCTACTGGCGTGATTTTAAAACCACCTACGATATTATTGCTCAATATTTTTGGGTAGAATTTACCAAAGGAGAGCAAAACCAAATTGATTTGCAAATCAAATCATTAGAGTCTTTAATACAAAAATTAAAGGACAAAACTGAGTATTTATTAACTAAAAACATTTAACATGGAAGAAAAAAAGTATGTTAACGGAGTTGTTATCAAAGAAAAAACTTTTGATAACGGAGGCACTCAACTAAAGATGAGTGTAAAGGTTGAAGATTTTATAGCTGATTTAAAGGCTATAGAGAACAACGGATGGGCTAACCTAATAGTTAGTCGTAGAAAGGAAATGTCTGATACTGGTGTTACGCACTATGTAAAGGTAGATACCTGGAAGCCTGACCCAAACAAAGGTCAAGTTGATAGAAAGCCTGAGATGGTTATTGAGGATAAGGCCGATGATGGCCTACCTTTCTAAAGATAAATGGTTCATGGAGGGGGTTCGATTCCCCCTCTATCTTCTAACAAAACAAAACAAAACATGAAGAGAAAATTTAAAGGAATTTGGATTCCTGCTGAGGTGTGGGAGTCCAGCCAACTAACCCTGCAAGAAAAAGTATTTCTTGTTGAGATAGATTCGCTTGACAATGATAAGGGTTGTTATGCCAATAATAACTACTTTGCTAAGTTCTTTGGACTATCAACAACAAGGGTATCGCTTGTTATAAATAGTCTAATTAAAAAGGGTTATGTAAACTCAACAATCTTACAGTCAGAGGGTAACAAAAGAACATTAAAGACCTCTTTAACAAAAGTTAAAGACCCTATACAACAAAACTTAAAACATAATAATACAGTTAATAATACAACTAATAAAGAAAAAGAGGAGCTCTTTGATATTTTTTGGAAAATATACGACAAGCCAGTTTCTAAAAAGATAGCTAAACAGAAGTTTTTAAAACTATCTATGGCAGACTGTAAAAAATGTGTAGAGGTTGTACCGAAGTATGTTCAATCAACTCCTGATAAGACTTATAGAAAGCACGCAACAACCTGGCTTAACCAAGAGTGTTATAATGATGAATATATTATAAAGAACGGTGGTATTAGTAGCGGAAACTTAAAAGGAATGATATTATGATGTTTAGTGATTTTGGCATAATCGTAAACAAGAGCAGGGGTCAAGTAAAAACGAAGTGTCCTAAATGCTCACACGACAGAAAGAAGAAGTCAGACCCATGTTTATCTGTTAATATAGATGAGGGTATTTGGAATTGCCACAACTGTGGATGGAAAGGAACGCTTAAACAAAACAACTATATGCAAGAGATAAAATACATAAGACCAACAAAACAACCTAAATACTCTAACTATACAGACGATGTAATAAACTTTTTTAAATTAAGGGGCATCTCAGAAAGCACTCTTATCTCTTGTAGGGTTTCAGAGGGCTTTGAGTATATGCCGCAGTTAGGAAGAGAAACATTTACTTTACAGTTTAACTATTATAGAGATAATGAGTTAATCAATATCAAGTATAGAGATGCAAGAAAGAATTTTAAGCTTGTAAAGGATGCTGAAAAGATTTTATATGGTATTGATGATATAAAGGGTTACGATGAGGTTATTATTGTAGAGGGCGAAATGGATAAGCTTGCATATTATGAGGCAGGATATAAAAACTGTGTATCTGTTCCTAACGGAGCTTCTAATATGAAAATGGAATATCTAAATGATTTCCCTGATGATTTAAAAAAGGTATATGTAGCAACAGATAATGATGAGCCTGGTCGTAAACTTGCCGAAGAGCTTTCAAGAAGAATTGGTAGAGATATTTGTTATAGGGTTGATTTTGGAGAGCATAAAGATGCAAATGAGTATTTAGAGAAAAACAAGAGTTTAAAAGAGACTATAGATAGAGCCAAAGCATACCCACTTGAGGGTGTTATTGGAGTTGATAGTATAAGCCTTGATATTGATGATTTATATTCAAACGGATTAAACAGAGGTGATACTACAGGCCACATTAACTTTGATAGGCTTTTTTCTTTTGCAACCTCACAGCTAACGGTTATCACTGGAGTTCCTACACATGGTAAGAGTAATTGGCTTGAATATATGTGTATGAAACTTGCTTCTAATAGCGACTGGAAGTTTGGTATATTTTCTCCTGAACACTATCCGCTACAACTACACTTCTCTGTTCTTGCTGAAAAGTTTATTGGTAAAACATTTAGAAAGGTAAGTAAGTACGAAAGAATGACTAAAAGCGATTTAAGCTTTGCTAAAAAATTCATTTCAAGCCGTTTTAACTGGATTAGACCTGATGGTGATGTATTTACTATAGATGCGATATTAGAGGCCGCTGCTGGCCTTGTAAAGAGGCATGGCATCAAAGGTTTGATTATAGACCCATACAACAAAATACACGCAAACATAGGAGGCCAAAGCGAGACACAATATATCAATGATTTCTTAACTAAACTTACGATATTTAAGCAGAAATATGATATACATATATTCTTAGTCGCACACCCAAGAAAGATGCAAAAGAAAGACAATGGATTATATGATGTGCCAACATTATATGATATTGCAGGTTCAGCAAACTTTTATAATCAAGTTGACAACGGTATAACGGTTTACAGAAACTTTGAAACAGAGTGTACTCATGTTTATGTGCAGAAAGTTAAATTTAGACACATTGGAGAGCTTGGAGAGGCTTGTTTTAAATACAACCTACAGAACGGTAGATACTATGAATTACAAGAGCACCCTGACAACGAGAGCTACGCTAAAGAGGCTGAACAGTTGTCTATCTAAATAAAAAATTGTATAATTGTAAAAAAAAGAAGATGAACGAAAACTTAAAAGGAGCAGAGAAAATCAGGGCTTTTATTGACCTTGAGGCAAAAGGAAACGCTAACGGAGGTGTATTTATCAAATCTGATTTAAAAGATAAGATAGACGAAATTGAAGAGTCAGGAGAGTGGAGAGTTGTTGGGGTAGTCTATGATGAAACATACGACCTTGAAATAATAAAACAACCAACAGGAAAGAAGAAATGATAACACTATTTGAAGATATAACATACGAACTAACAGAATACGAGCTTAACACACTCGTGCCAATAGTTGTAAAAGGACTAAGCAATAAGAAAGGTAAGGAGAACGCTATTACAAATAAATCTATTTGTGAAAAGCTAAAATCTGCTGGATATAAAATAAGCGAACCAAGATTAAGAAAGGTAATACACCACATCAGAGTAGAGCAACTTATAGTTGGATTATGCTGTAACAGTAAGGGTTATTATGTAACAGATAGTCTTGAGGAGCTTGGTAGATATGTAGAAAGCCTTGCACAAAGAATAAGAAGTCAGCAAGCTATACACAACAGTATGAAGAAGTGTATGGAAAAGATAGAGCTTCTTAATAGAACATTTGATTTTGAAGATAATATAAGTATAGAAAACTATGACAAAGCACAGTAAGTATTTTTACGAAAAAGATAGAAACGGTTGGACTTCTACATCTACAGAAGATAAGTCAGAAGCACAAGAGAGAAAAGAGAAACCAGTTTTTACAGGCGTAATTAAATACTTTCCTGATGCAATTTTAGAAGTTGCAAAATGTAGCTTTATAGGTCAACAGCAGCATAATCCTGACTTACCTTTGGCTTGGGATAGAAGTAAAAGCGGAGATGAGTTAGATGCACTCGCAAGACACCTTATAGATGCAGGCAAAATGGATTCTGATGGTGTTAGGCACTCTGCAAAGGTTGCTTGGAGGGCTTTAGCTAATCTTCAAAAAGAAATAGAGAATGAAAATAAATAAAAATAAAGAGTTCGATAGAGAAGAGTTTGAAAAACATCTTATTAAAGATGATGATATTACTCTAACCTCTTGTTGTAAAAGAAAGTATTACAGAACTAAAAAGCACTTGAAGTGTGCTAAATGTAAAAAGGTTGTAACCAAAGATATTGTTGCAAGAGCAATCATGCAGGGTATTGATATAATGACTAAGGAAAATGATAAATCTAAAGATAAAAGCAGTTCCGAAGCCCAGGATGACAAGAGCTGACACTTGGAAGAAAAGACCTTGTGTACTTAATTATTGGGCTTTCAAAGACGAGCTAAAAGAAAAACTTAAAGAAGTTGACTTTGAGATAGACGATGAACTTTTTGTAGAGTTTTATATACAAATGCCTAAGTCTTGGAGCAAGAAGAAAAAAGCAGAATACAAAGGGAAAAGTCATAAGCAAAAACCTGACATTGACAACCTAATTAAAGGTGTTATGGATGCAATATTTAAAGAGGACTCTCATGTTCACACAGTTTACGGAAAAAAAACCTGGGCCGAAGAGCCAAGCATTACCTTTGTTTCAGGTAAGTCAGGTCTTATAAAATATTTGAGTTAGGTTTAAACTTCTTTCTCTGCTTGTAAACTATATTCTTAGCCTGCTTTTCTGATATATCATACTTAACAGATATATCAATAAAAGTGTTTCCTACATGACCTTTATTATCAACGATAAATTTATCAAAGTCGTGTATCATCATATAGTTCCTCAAAGTCTTTGGGGGTATCAAACCCATATACGCTAACTGATGTATAACATCTTTTAGTGCAAACTCTTCTCCGAATCTTGGAACAAGTATATCGTATAGAACATCTCTAAACTCGAAAACTACCTGCCTTTTATTAGCCATCTTACCATAATTTTTTAGGACACTCTATAAAAGATTCGTCAATTCTTGCTTTTGCATTTAAGAAACATCCACAAGAACCACATCTTTCGAGTGCTTTTATTTTAAAGGGTTT